TTGCCGTTGTTGGTCAGTGAGATCGTTGTCGAGGCGTTGACGCTTGTGGACGAATAACGCGGAGACACCCAGCTTTTCGCGCCCCACAGTGTGCCATCGTCCCAATACCAGGGCGTGCCCGGCCACGACAGCCAGCGCGGGTCTGCCACCTGAAAGGCCAGCGTCACCGACAGCAGCGTTTCGCTGAACTGATCCGCGTTGTGAATCACGGGGATGCCGTTGGTGGTGGCAAAACAGAAACGCGGCGGCAGTGTCGGGTCGTCGGGGTATAACCACAAATCCAGCACACCCCACGATCCCATCTTACGGATGTTATCCAACTGCGTCTGCATATCGCGCGGACTGGTGGCGGTGAGCATGGTCGTCACGCTGACGTTGCCCACTTCACGCGGGGCAGGGCGTCTGCCGTACTGCGACACCCCGCCGGAGACACCCATCAGGCGCGATACGCTGGGCACATACGCGCCAAAGTTATCGCTCCATGCGGTGATGTTGTAAAAGGTATAGGTATTGGTGCCTGTGCCAAAACGCGCAATCGTCACGGGTTATCCTCTCCTGCGTCGTTCTTCTTCAAGCTGGCTCATGCGGGTCTGGAACCCGTCTGCTGCCGCCTGCCCTTCGGCGTAACTGTTGGCGTTAATCGTCAGCCCGTTAATCGTCATGCCGCCCCCGCCGCCTGCCCCTGCTCCGTACTGTGCGGGGGTGAGGAACGTGCCATCGGTCTGCGGCACAAACAATTCCGGCTGTGCGCCTGTGCCGATGTAGTAGGCTTGTCCTGCTACGCCCATGCCACCAGAGTCGCGCGATGGCAATCCTTGTGCTGTTACATTCGACCCGCCGCCGAACACGCCGGACACAAAATCACCAAATTGGGAAGCGGCATCACCGATAAATTCCAGTACATCGCCGCCGATGTTTAGCACCTCATCGAATGCGTTTTTGAGCGGCGTAATGACAACATCCACAATCGTGCCGATGTTGTCGATAAAGAAGTTGTAAAACCCTTCCAGCGCGGGGCGCACAGCGTCCCATATGCCGGAGATTAACGTTGTAATCCCCTCAATGGCGGTGGTGACTGGCCCTTCGATAAATTCCTGAATGGCCGGAAGCGCATCGACTACGAACCAGTTGTAGAGTTCTTCCAAGTGCGGTTGTACCGCTAACCAGAGGTCACTCAGGAAGCTGATAAAGTCCTGCACGATAGGGACAACCGTGTCTGTGATGAAACTCGAAATCGCGGGTAGTCCGGTATTGATAAACCAGTCGAACAAACTCACAAGGAAGGGCGAAACATCGTTCCACACGCGAACGAGCGTGGCGATGAACCCTTCGACGGCAGGCACGACTACCGTCTGCACGAAGTTCACCGCCGCTGGCAGTCCTGTGGTGATGAACCAGTCGATGAGCGAAAACAGCACGGGGCCGACGACTGCCCAGATGNGGCCGAGCGTGGTGATGAACCCCTGCACGGCAGGCACAACGACGCCCGTCACGAAGTTCACAGCGAGAGGCAGGCCATCGGTGATGAACCATGAGACGAGTTGGCTTAAAGCGGGGAGCACCGTTCCTGTGATGAACGAAACGACCCCGCCAATACCCGTCACAATGCCTTGAACAAAGTTGGCAACCCCGCTGCCCACTTCCGGGCCGAAGGCTAACCCAATAGCCGCGCTTAAAGCGGAAAGCGGTTCACTGCCCCCGCTGAGAAAATTGAAAAAGTTTTGAACCGCTGTGGTGATCCCCGTAATCACAGGTTCCACCGCATCGCGAATGCCCATGAAGTTGGTCGCAAACGCCGTGCCGAGCAGCCCAATCGCGCCAATAATCCACGTCACAGGATTGAGCAGCGCGCCAAACACCCCCGCCACGCCGCTAATCACGCCGCCAATGCCCACCAGCGCCGTGCCCAAGCCTGCCACCGCGCCCACAACCGCAATCACCGTAGACACGACCTGCGGGTTGGCGCGTAACCACTGCGTAAAGCCAATGATGAGGGGACGCACGCCCTGCACAATGTCGTTAATCGCGGGCAGCAGCGCCGTGCCGACTTCAATGGACAGCGCCCCCATAGCGTTTTGAAGCTGTGCTATTTGTGCTGCTGGAGATGAAAGTTGAATTTCCTCTGCCGCCGCTGTTGCGCCTTCAATGCCCCCAATGAAGGTGTCAGCGTATTCGGTAAAACCATCTGCCGTGAGGGCGAGAGCACCACGCAAAGCCTCCTGATTCTGAATAATCCCTGCTACGCTGCCGCCGTTTGCTTCAGCGAGGACTTGATATGCGCCTGCTAATCCATATTGATCGACCATCGCCTGACCACTTTCGTAGCCAAGTGAATGGATTAAATCGGCAAGGTCAGCGGTAGGACTCATCAGCGCGCCCATCATGGCGTTCATCATCGTCCCGGCTTGACTCCAGCTATAGCCTTTGGTTGTGATGTACGACAGTTGTGCTGCGCCTTCATCGAAACCAATGCCCATCGCATTCATTGTGCCTGCGACCATCGGCATCACGCCTGCCAGTTCTTCCATTGAACCGACGCCCATCCCGACAGCGCGCGTCATCACATCCCCGGCAAATGCCGCTTGTTCCGCACTGAAGCTATAGCTATTCATCACCGAAATCATTGCGGATGTAGTTGCGCCCATATCGGCAGCTCCCGCCTGGGCGACGTGCATGGATGTTTCGAGGATGTCCATACGAGAGGCAGCATCCGTTACCCCGCCAACCACATCGTAAAAGGCTTCATTCAGGGCTTGCGGCCCAACAATGGAGGTTGCCCCCATGTCTAGGATTTCTTGTGAAAGTGCTGCTGTTTCTTCGCGCGTTTGTCCCAACACCGCCGCGGTGTTCGTCATGGTTTTGTCGAAGTCAACCGCAGCGTAGGTAGCAGTGGTCAGTGCTGTCACAAACGGCGCGGCAACAAGGCCCATCTGTATGCCAGTCCGGGCGACGCTACCGCCCAGACTTTCGACGTTCCCCAGCACCGTGCTGAGGACGCCTGACGCCTGATTGTCCGCTTGGATGATGATTTCCAGCACGTTGGCCATGGCACCTGCCCCAAACAAAAACGCCGCGAGTAAAGGCACTCGCGGCGCTCATGATTGCATTAATAAACCGTTGACGCTCTAGGCGTTCATACGCTGAAAACAATTATAACACAAATGTTCTAGGTCACAAAAACAAAAAAGGGAGCGTTACTTGCTCCCCAGCGTTGTCCCCTTGCCGCCCGCTGCTTTTGTGGCGGGTTTGGCCTTAAAGTTCTCAACCTTTGCGCGCACGTTCATCAGTTCCAGCATAAACTGGATCGTTTCGCTGTCCTCATTCTGCAATTCGCTGGGCAGTTTGTGGAAACGTTCGCAGAGGAAAAGCTCTGTCAGTTGCCACGGTGTATCCTCAAACGTTTTGCCAATGAGCAGCGCTGCAAAATAATCATCCGCTATTTTTTTTTCGCGGCCTTGGTCGGCTCATCCTGTCCAGCCAGCGCCTTGTAGATGAACTTCACTTCCTCGTTCGTCAGTTGTTCAAAGATGTTGGGATTGCTGTGCGGCTGTGCCAGTTCCACGCCGTAATCGTCCACCAGATTCCATTCCAGCAAAAATTCTGCCAGAAACTTACGCGCGGCCTGTTCCTGATCCGCTGTCTCTTCGTAGTCGGTTTGCAGTGTTTGCAGGAACTGCATTTCCTTCAGCGTCGGCATCCGCACCTTAATGAAGGCATCGTCGCCCTGAAGTGGAAATTTCACCGTCTTTTCACGATTGCGTTGAGGCATGTGCATTTAATCCTTATCGTTCTTTACGAAGTCTTAAGTATTGTAGCACAAGTGTTCGCAGAATGGCAAATCTAAGTTGAGATTTGAGGCTAAATGAGGTACAATAGGGGGGTCTAAAAGGAACGCCTATAGTGCGACAGACACCATAGGCGTGGCGACAATCTTGCTCAGACAGTCGAAAAGGATTATATCATGCCGCGTCGCAAATCAGCAGAGGATTATAAAACATTAGCCTTGAGTCGGGGGTTTTTATGGCGTGGGGATAAACTCCCACTGCACTCTCAAGACCCTACAAGTTGGGAATGTCCACTGAATCATGTTTGGCAAGCAACCTACAATAACGTCTCAAGAGGAACGGGCTGTCCTGTTTGTTACCGACAGAACATTCCCCAACCGCGCCGTGTTCAACCGGAGGCTTATGAGAAGCTCGCCAAAGAACGCAACATGGAGTGGATAGGAGAATACTCTGGTAACACAAAGATAAAAACGCTTTGGCGCTGTAAGGCCTGCGGGTACGAATGGGAGACAGCATACAACACTGTTCTCAATGGAGCAGGTTGCCATCAATGTGCCCAAAAAAGAGTTGCCGAATTTCATCGTATTAAAGCTGAAGAGTATATTGCTTTAGCGGAGTCTCGCGGGTACACATGGCTTGGGGGAAAAGCGATTAGCGCACACGAGCACACAAAATGGCAATGCAATACCTGTGGACACCAGTGGGAAGCTCAATATACAAGTGTAAAAATGGGGTCAGGATGTCCAGCTTGCGGGCGAAAACGAACAATCGCGGGGAAGGCGTTAACGGAGGCTCATTATCATGCTGTTGCGCTGCGTCGGGGGTTTCGATGGATGGGAGAAACGTTAGCCCGAACCTCAGAAAAAACATGGTGGGAATGTTCAGAAGGGCATCGTTTTTACGCAACCTATAGCAATGTCTATCGGGGCCAAAATTGTCCAGTGTGTAGTGCTGAAATTCGGAAAACTGGCAAATATTCAGAACCAGTGATGCGCACCCCCGCTGACTTTCAGTGGATCGCTGAAAGTCGTGGGTTTAAATGGTTAGGGCCGGAGGTTCGCGGCGTAAAAACAAAGACCACATTTGAATGTCCAAAGGGGCATCTTTGGGAAGCAACTTACGTACAGATGCGAGTTGGTGTAGGGTGTCCTTATTGTTTTGATATGGTGAATGGGGTAAAGGTTTCAAAACCTCAGCGCGCAATTAGTGAAATGCTTGGGGGAGCATTAAATATTCCCGTTGGGAAGTATTCACTGGATATTGCTATTTCCCGAAATGATATTGCCATAGGCATTGAATATGATGGGTGGTATTGGCACAAGGATCAACTTGATACAGACAGAGAACGCATTCAATCCATTATGGATGATGGGTGGCGAATTGTGCATGTGAAATCAGACGCCATGACCCCAACCGCTGAACAATTGGAAGCTGCAATCGCGCGTATCATTGGCGGGGAGGTTTATGTTGAAGTGATTTTAGACGACTGGAAAGCGTAGTAAATAAGAGGGGCAATTTGCCCCTTTTACTAGAGACCGGTCATAGTGACAGCGCCTGACGGCTGCAACTCAATTTCATAGGCCACGGGGTTCGAATCTGACGCGTCATCTGAGAATTTAAAACTCTTCAGCACGCATTCGGCGGCAAACCGTTTGGAGCCTGCCGTGCCAGCGGGTTCAGAAAAGCGGAACGTGCGCAGTCCCGAACCGGAAAAGAACCATGCCAGGATGATGTCGCGGATTTCGTTGGTGCCTGTGGAGGCGATCCCCGTCACCTTAAACGAAGCATCCTTACCGCACTGAAGGCGGTTTTTCCACTGCGACCCGCCCAGCGTGCGGAATTCGCCAATGTTGTTGTCGAAGTTGGCTTCGACCTTGCTGGAACTGCCCGAAATATCGCGCAGTGTACCGCCCGCGTCATCCAGTTCGACAACGACATCACAGGCGGTAAAAGCGGTAGTTGTATCTGCCATGTCTACACCTCACTAAATCACATGAAAGTCGATAGGAATGCGGTATCCCGCAAACTCCTGATTTGCGTTTTCAATGATGGCGCGCTCAATGTCATTGACCTTAAACGCGCTGATCACTGCCAGCCCGAAATAGGGCTGTGTATCCTGCGCTTCCAGAATGTCAATCAGTTCATCCAGCACCGTTTCGAGCAGCGCCATTTCGTCGCCCAGCGTGCTTCGGGTGTGGACATACACATCCACATTCACCGCGTACAGCTTGTGCCGTTTGCCGCCGCGAAAGGTCGTGCGGTCTGTGTTGCTATTGGTGCTGCCCTGATACTTTTGCAGATACACCTGCATCATGGGCGTATCGGGAACGGACTCGCTGATTTCGCGTCCGGCCTGTGCCTGCACGATGGACGCTGCTGCGCCTAACGTATCGCGTACTGCGGTGGTAAGCTGCGTGATGGTCATCGTCATTGGTTGACAATCCTTGCCACGTTATCCCCGACCAGCGCGACAATCCGATCACGGTTCTGTTCCAGCGCCCGCGCAAACACACGATGCGCCCGCGTGCCGCGTCTGCCAATCGCACGCTGAAGCACAAAGGCGTTCATGCCATGCCGCCGTGCCCATACTTGTAAAGCGCTTAAAGGCGGACGGTGTGGGCGACTGCCCGTTTCAATGGGCGGGGCGTAAATCACGTTCGTGCCCACAATCCCCTGAATGGTGGTTCCGCGCTGGCGAATTTCGGGCGTAATAGAGGCGCGATAGCGTCCGGTGTCCACAGGCGCAAGGCGTTTAGCGTCCCGCTGTACCAGCAGCGTCGCGCTGCGCAAGCCTTCCAGAAACGCATCGCCCTCCAAATCGGCAATGGTCTGTTCCAGTTTGCGCTGAGTCTCGCGTAAGCCCCGTATCTCCCTGACGCTGGCGACCATTATTTACGCACCCGTCCCCCGCGCCGTTCGGCCTGCAAAGCATCGGCTACCGTCTGCGCCGGGCTGTCTGCCGCATCCTGCACAAACGACACATCAGCCTTGATTTCACTCGGCCCGATGACGATTTCAGCGGGTTCAATACTGATGGCCGCCACCTGACACAGCGCGACAATTTCTTCAGCCGTTTGACGCACCGCCAGTTCGCCACTGCTCAGATGCAGTTTGCGGTAAGGGCGGTCGCCGCCTATCGGTTCAACCCAAAGGATATGATCCGAGTTGACCAGAATGTCTTCGCCGTGTGTGTTGGTAAGTTGAATAAACATCCATCGCTCCTAAATCGTTGGTTTCACCAGCCGCGCCTGTACGATCATCGCCGCCACATCCGGGTCGAGTGCCTTGCGGAACTGTAACTGCCCCATGTCGCCCTTGGAGATGGTGTCCGCCCAGGCTGCTTCGCCGCGTTTCACCCAGCGTGTCGCCTGTGTCAGCACCGCCTGTTTGGCGTTTGGCGGCAGGCTTGCGGCATAGCCAAAACGCGCCGTAATGCGCACCGTAGGCAGACCATAACCCAATACCGCCTGTGCCAATCCCGTCCCGCTGTCCGATTCCAGTTTGCCGCTGGGGAAGGAGGTGCGTCCGCTGCCCAGCAGCGCCACGCCGTTGTAGGGCGTTTTGTTAAAGTCGGGGAAACGCGGGTCACCGCGAAAGGGCAGATACGTGCCTGCTGTCACGGTTGTCCACGCCGCATCGGTGGGACTTTCTTTAATTTCCACCGTCGAGAGCGACACAAACGGGTCAGTCATGACATACGCTAGCCCTGTGCCTGCGTACATGCGCGCGCTGGCGGTGGCGGCGGCTTCCAGCGGTACGTTCCAGTTGCACATCATATCCAGCGCTTCCGCAGCGGCATTCAAACAGCGCTGGATAAAATCATCCTTATCGCTGCTGAGACTGCCAAACTGCGAACGCAGTTCTTCGATGGTGGCGTAGGTCGTATCGCTCATGGTTTCGCCTCTGGGTGAAAGGGTGTCCCAGAGAGGACACCCCTCCCATGCCTAACAATGCCCGTCAGACGTTGCGGATGATCTGAGCGACTGTCGCCAGATCATTGTCCGAAGCGGGTTCGTAACGCGCCACGCCAGCCAGCGCTGCCACTGCGACGTTGCCGCCCAGCGTGCCATCGCCCACCGTCACGCGCGCCGAGACGTACCGACGCCCCAGGGCCGCCATCTTGTTTTCGTCGATTTCAATCCACGCTTCCTTGTTGTCGTCGGTTGCGGAGAATTGTGTAATCGCGTAACCGCTGATGTCGGCTGCGCTGGTGCCGCTGCTGTCCGTTGCCGAACGCAGCTTAAAGTCCACCGTGATATCGGTTGCGCCCAACAGCAGCAGGAACGCCACACGGCGGAACTTGCTGATGTCCACCCATGCGGTATCGCCCGTGTTGTTGTCGATGAGCTGTGGCGAGACGCGCCCGACCAGTGCTACCTTAGAGCGTCGATAGCGCGACGAACGGCGACACGGTGCTGCTGTCGCCTGCCAGCGTGATGACGCCAGAAAGCCACGGCTGCCCGTCTACGCGGTGAATGACACGGAATGCCGTCTTGTTCGAGCCAAAACCCACCGAGGGGTCGCTCTCGACGGAAGTGGCCTGACGGTCGCCGATGACGTACATGCTGCGATCCACCAGCAGGATATCGCCCTTGGTGCCCACCGCAGGCTGTTTGTCCGTCCAGATGACGGGACGCCCCAGCAGCGTGTTGGGCACGCCCTGCGCGGTGTTGCCCCACAGGTAACTTGCGTTCCCCGATGGGCCGTTCATCAGCATCAGCACGCTCTTGAGCGAGTTGTTGATGACCCACACGCCATCGTTGCCCCAGAAGGCCGTTTCCATGCCCACCAGGTCATCGTACTTGACGGTGACAGTGGTGGTACGGGTGACGGTCTTGGTGCAAGGGGCGTTCACGATCCCCAGCGGTTTGCCTGCACCATCGCCCATGATGAAGGCGTAGTCTTCCGCCCACGCAATCGCGCCGGGGAAACCCATACGCCCGCCCAGGAATGACGCCAGTGACACCGACGCATCCTGAAGCAGCGAATTGCCGACGTAGGTCAAGCCGACCAGTTCGCTGGCCACCAGCGCCGCCTGCTTAAAGCCTGCATCGCTGGTTGTAATGGCGCTGGCTTCCTGCTGCCAGTAGACGCGCACACCACCGAAGAAGGTGGGGACGCCGCTGGCGGGAACCGTCGCCTGATCCACGACAGGCATATCGACCTGACGCGAACCCATGTTCACAATTGTTGCGCCCTCGCGAATGGCGGACATCGGGGCGGCTACGGCCATGAGCTGCGCCAGATGTTCGGTCTGGATGNTGTACCCCCCCGCGCCGCCTGTCGCACCGGTCATGTCCTTGCGATTTGAGAAATCGCGGTCTTCGAAGACCTTCAGACGCGGGTCGCGCACCTTGCCCTTGCTCAGTACTTCCTGAGCCAGAGCGGAGGTGAATTCACCCCACGACTTAAAGCCTTCTTCCTTCTGCTGTTCTCCCCGCAGGTGCGTGTCGTTTTGCAGTTCACCGCCCGCCGCATTGATTTCAGCAAGCTTCGCGGCCCGATCCTTCAGGCCCTTGGCTTCTTCCATCATACGGTTGGCTTTTTCCACGTCGTCCGCTGACGCATCCAGATTACGGATGATCTCGCCCGCGTCCTTGTAGAGCTGCACCGCACGCCCTGTCAGGAGGTCTACATCATTACGTAAGGCAACCATGCCTATCCTCCTAAGGTTTCAAGTTCAAGATTGATTTGCGCCAGTAACCGCTGCCGCTCGTTTGCGGTGAGTGCTTGCGAAACTTGTTTCGCCTGCGGCTCGACCAACGCGGGGGGTTGTGCTGGATTGTCCAACAGGGCATCCTCACGCCCTGATTGTTCACTTGGTTCGTCGCTGGCTTTGGCGTTATCCGCGCCTTCGCCTGCGTAGTCTTCTGTATCTTCATCGTCGGGATGTTCGATGAGTCCGGCGGCCATCAGCACATCGGTCAGCGCTTCGTAGGCCACCCGTAAGCGTTCGGCGTTGGACGCGCTGATCACGCGCCCCTCTTTGACCAGCGCCTTACTTTCTTCCGTCAGCGCCGCCGCCCACCACAGCATCCCAAAGCCCATGTCCATTGGACGCAGGGCAAGGTCTTCTGGAATGGCGTCCAGAAATGCGCCGATGCTGACTTTAAGCAGGCTCAACAGCGCCGCGTGTTCATCGTTGTTGGTAAGTCCCACCGCAAGGAAATCATCATTGGTGTAGTTGCCCGCTTTAAACAGGCACGCCGCCAGATAATCCCCAAGCCGCTGCGTTGCGCTGCCATCCGGCATGTACTCTTTGGCGCTGACAGTGGCCGTTGCCTGATTCATTCCCCACAGGACTGGTGAGCACTCAAAAAGGCGAATTTCGTCAATAAAACGGGCATTCACCTTCTGCCCGCGCCATTCAATCTTTTCGTAGTGCTGACGAATGATGTCAAAGCCGATGGAGTATTCACCGATGACACCCGCCTTGATGCGGTTAAAGATGGCGTTGCTTTTTTCATCGTCCACCATAAACTGCATCCGCACCCACAACCCGCCAGTGGCTTCGGGGTACTCAGCGGTGATTTCCATCGGCAGTTCAGTGGCTTCCATTTCGCGAATGGCCAGCACCTTGGCGATGGCGTTTAACGTGCTGTCGGTGTTGTGCTGGTCAAGCACAAGGATTTTTGACCAGCGTTCGGAGATGGTCTTGGCAAACGCGCCCTTCTGAACGATGTCGTTGCCATAGTCCAGAATGCCAAAGACGTTCACAATGGCTTCCACAACCCCGGCATCGGCTTTTGTGATGTGGGCGTGAAAGGCTTTATCTAAACGCTCGAATTGTTTTTTCATACCCTCTCCAAACAAAAACACCCGGAGCAAAGGATGCTCAGGGCATTCGGTGTGTTCTGCAAGTTGCGCTCAGGGCGCTTCAACTGCGNNAGCTCGAAGCGCCGCGTGTTCAGCCGTTCATCGCTCGTAACAATCTCAGTGGCGACCGATGGATAACTGCGCACGATATGTTTGCAGTTGGGACACAGGATTTCCACTGTGCCGCGCCCATCGCTCTCACCGAGCTTTTTGTTACACTTCGGACAGCGCACGTCCATCATCAGGCACGCGCCACCGCTGCGTGGTGGA